GGCGACCTGTTCCTTCTCGATCTCCCCGGCTCAGCCATCGCTGACGCGGTGGCGAACGTTGAGCGTATCCGCGTCCTCAACCACGCGCTCAAATCCTGCGAGTCGGAGCGGCGCAGCGTAAATAGCGATCTCAAGTTGCGGCGCAAGGACAGCGAGAAGCTGGACGAGCGCTTCGTTCGGTTTGAGGGGCTGGACGAGGCCGTTGCTTTGCTCGATGGTCTGGAGGAGTCGAGGACCAAGGGCGACAAGGTAGTAAAGCTCCACAAGATCCTGTCGAGTGCGCAGGTCAAGATCGACAAGGCGAAGGCTGAGGTCGAGCGACACGAGGGGTTTGGAGACGCCAAGGGGAAAGTGCCTGACAAGGAGCGCCTCACCGAGATCCGAGATATCCAGACAGAGCGGAAGGATCTAGCGGCCTTGGAGGTGCGCCTCACAGCCCGCAGGGAGATGGTGGACAAGTGGGGGGCAGCCGTAGAGATCGCAGCCAACAACCGCCCTGGAGAGGACGAGGCGGTCGTGAAGGCCAACAAGCTCAGGCAGGGGCGGAAGGTGCTCGGCCGGCTTCAAAAGGGCATCGAGGATGAGGCCAAGAAGGTTTCCGATCTTCAAACCCTCCTGATCGAAAAGCGCAAGGAGCTTGAGACGGCGGAGGAGAACGTCCATGCGATTTTGGGGGATTACGAGGAGTGCCCCACCTGCGGCACACACCTGAAGGGAGAACAGCATGTGTCAGGCGTATGAAGCTGAAGCGAATCTCATGTCATGGTTGGAGCACGGCCAACAACGGCGCGCGTATGAAGCCAAGGGCAAGGCTGATTGTCTTGCGGGGAAGTACAGACCCCCGCACACGGCCAAGGATGGGACGTGCAATACGACCTACAAGCCGTGGATCGAATACCGCGACGCCTATCTCAAGGGCTGGGAAAGCTCCCAACAGATGCGCTTGCCGGGGGTCGGATGATCCGTTTCGTCACGCGCACCGACGTTCACCTCTCTGACCACACTCCCGTTTCTAGGACGGATGACTGGACGGAGACGGTGTTCGGGAAGCTCCGACAGATCGGGGATCTCGCGCGCCGGGTGGGCGCGGATGGCGTGCTGGATAACGCGGATTTCTTCGACGTGAAGGCTCCGATCCGAAACAGTCACGCGCTTGTGCGGGGTGTGGCGGAGCTTCACAAGGAGTACCCATGCCCGGTTTACGGCAACGTTGGGAACCACGACTGTACGCGACAGGACATTCGGAACCTGCCCAAGCAGCCACTCGGAGTCCTGTTTGCGACGGGCGTGTTCCAACGTTGCTACGACGAACACGAGCACGGATTTTTGGACGACGACGGCATGTCCGTCCGTGTGCTTGGCATCCCCTTCCATGGGAACAAGTACGACCTCGACCGCTTCCGGGCCTGCAAGAAGCAGGGTGAGGATTACCTGCTCGTCATGGCGCACGTCCTCGCTTCAGAGAAGGGTGGCACGATGTTCGACAACGAGGACGTGATCAAATACGCCGACCTCATCGAACTCGCGCCGGACGTGGATGTGTGGCTTTTCGGGCATTGGCACAAGGACCAAGGGATCACCGAGATTGCACCCGGCAAGTGGGTGATCAACCTTGGCAGCCTGACTCGCGGTTCCCTCGCCTGGGACGACGTAACTCGCCAGCCTGCGGTGTCGGTGATCACGTTCACGCGTGAGGGAATTGAGATCGAACGTCACGATATCGAGATCCGGCCCCACGAGGAGGTGTTTGATGTGGACGGCCGTGTCCGTGAGGAGTCGCGGGCTGCCACGATGGACTTCTTCGTGGATTCGATCCGAAAGACGCTCACTGAGACGGAGGACGGTGCGACCCTCTCCGAGAAGGTGGGGGCGATGGATGGTCTGCCCGAGAAGGTGCGAGACCGGGCAATCGAATTTATCGAGACCGCCGAAGGGGCCGTTGTCGGCCGGTAGAGTGCATCATGGCGTGGGACCCCAACCGGCCGTACACCCTTTGGTGGACTCACCTCAAGGAGTACGAGGAGTGCGGCCTGAAATTCCTGTGGAGCAGGGGTTGGGGCAAGATAGACCTTGGAGGGGGTCCTGGCCGGAAGAAGCCTCTCGACAAGCCGCGTTCGCGCGAGCACGCGGTCATGGGCATCGCCATCCAGGCGGTGATCGAGGATCTGTACAACGAGGAGCTTTGGCGTTCACCGGACAGCCTGAAGCACCAGATGAAGAAGCTCGCCCTCTTCTACGTGCAGAAGGAACTGAAGGACGAGCGGAATTGGATCGATTGGCGCGCCGCCGGCATGGGGCAGGCCGATATTGAAGATACAGTCGTCAGCGGGGTGCTTGGCTACCTGAAGACGATGAAGCACCACAAGCTCCTCGGCCCCTACGCGCGGGCCGAGGTCGAGCTTATCGGCCACCTGGACAAGCACAACCGGCTTGGGGGGTGGGCCGACACGATCATTCGCCGCGAGGACACCGGGATCACCCTCCTCGACGGCAAGAACAGCAAGACGAAGATGCTGCACGTCGATCCCGATCAGCTTCGCTTCTACGCTCTGCTGTTCTATCTGAGCTACAACAACACGCTGCCGGATCGAGCAGCCTTCGTTTGGTATCGCTTCCCCTACGACGGGAAGGACGAGCAGGGCCTCGATTGGGTCCCCTTCACGGAGCGCGACCTCCAAGAGATCGCCGCACGAGCCCGCAAGGCGCGCACAGGGATGAATAAGGGGTTGTTCGACGCCAAACCGTCGAGCAAGGCGTGTCAATACTGCCCTTACAAGGGGGTCTGCCCTGCGCGGTTGACGATCGACAACGCGAACGCCGAGAAGCGCAAAGACTTGCTGCCCATCGTCGGGCACTCCGAAGGGTTCGTGGAATTTGACATGGACACGGACGGTCAAAAGACGAAGCCACCGAGTAAGGAGAGTAGCCATGATGACTGACACGGACAGCCGCCTAGAAACGGCCGTGAAAGATCGGAACAAGTTGATCGCCGACATTCAACGGATCGAAGGACGCCTGGAGGCGGCCGAGTCTGGCCTTGCGCAAGCAGAGTCGGAGTGCCGCGAGAAGGGGATCGAACCCGAACAGATCGGCGTGGCGTTGGAGAAACTCAACGAGAGGTACATCAAGCTGGTGGACAGCTTTGAGGCCGACGTTCAAACCGCGAGGCAAGCCCTCGCCCCGTACAGGGAAGATACAGATGAAAATCGAGGTAGCTAAAAGTGATTTGGAAGCCGCATTGCAGGTCGTGTCAATTGGCACGTCTGGCACCGGCTCCGACCTGTCCACCCATTTCCTGTTCCGCCACGAGGTTGTGGACGATGACGAGCGGGTTAGCATCCTGGCGTACAACGGGCGCCTGGGCGCGAGCATCCCTCTCGTCTGCAAGGTTACGGTCGAAGAGGAGGCCGCCAGTTCCTTCACGGTGGAGTCCTGGCGTCTCAAGCAGTGGCTCGCCGCTGCGGCTGACACCGCGCTCACGCTGGAGTACGACGACGGGACGGTGAAGGCGACGGCGCTCAAGGGCAGCGTCAAATTCCGATCCCTCGATCCGTCCTCGTTCCCTTTTTGGGACGAGTCGCTGGCACAGGCGAAGAAGATCGTGGATCTGGAGGCGACGCGGCTCCACGCGGCGCTGTCACACGCCAAGCTCTTTACCCACGAGAAGGACACGACCAAGCCGCACCTCTCCGTGACCGAGGTGCAGAATGGATCCCTGCGAGCGTCGGACATGGCCTCGCTCACTCTGATCACCATCGAGGAGCTTGCCGAGTCCAACTTGCGCATCCACGGCAAGGATCTCCAGCAGGTGCTCTCATACTTGGCACTCATCGCGGATGAGGACGTGGAGATTCTGGAGACGGAGCGCAACCTGTTCCTCAAGCGCAGCGATGAGGGTATCCTGTCGGTGGGTCGCCCTCACAACGCCTTCCCGCCGATCAAGGTGGACAAGGATTCGGATGACATGCACTGGTGGGTCGTCTCGACCCACGACCTCGACTGCGCCGTCAAGCAGCTTGCCTCTTCCGCTGCCAAGGAGGACCACCGCCTCACGATCGATTTCGATCCCGAGGGCAACGAGGTGCTTCTGTCCATGACCTCCGCGTCGGGCTCGACTGACTGCCTCCAGTTGGAGTGCCCTGAGCACGGCTCCAGCGAGAACCCAGAGTCGCCCTTGCCTGAAGGGGGCTTTGCGATCAAGTATCCATACATTCAGCGTTTTCTGTCGCAGTACAAGCAGAAGGCGCTCCGCTTCGGGATTAACCCGCAGGGGAAAAAGGGTGGGTGGATCCGTTTCCGCGATGCCCGCGGTGAGGACGACTATCTCACCCTGCTTATCTGGCTCACCTCCTGATGCTCGACGCCTTTCCAGAGATCAAGACCCTTCGCTCCCAAGCCGATCAAGCCATCGGTTTTCGGGATGCCTTGGGTAAACAGCGCGCTGACAACGACGCGGAGATCATCCGGCTTGAAAACGAGGACGCTACCCTGCGCCTCGTAGCTGGATTGATCCGATCGTTGGCGGACGCTGAGGTCAAGGAAGGGATCGAAGCCGTCACGAAGCTCCAGACCGAAGGTTTGCAGGAAATCTTCTTCGACCAGAACCTCAGTCTTGAGGCCGAGGTCACAGAAGAACGAGGGAAGGTCGCCGTCAACCTGCTCACGGTTGACGCCACCTCCGACGACTACGAGATCAAGGACGACCCCTTGGAGACGATGGGAGGCGCGGTGGCGACGGTCGAGTCCGTCCTGCTCCGTGTGATCGTCATCTTGCGCCGGCAAATGCGGCCGGTGCTCTTGCTGGACGAAACGCTCAGCGCGGTCGCCAAGGGATACATCGAGCGCATGGCCGGGTTCTTGACGACGTTGTGCTCCCGGCTCGACATGGACATTCTTGCCGTAACGCACGACCCTTTGTTGATCGACGCGGCTCAGAAGGCATACGTCATCGAGGCCACTCCGAACGGGGTGGTATTCAAGGAGCGACGATGAAGAAGGCGGCAGAGATTAAGCGAAAACTCAAGCAGGTGCTCTACAGACACCGGAAAAAGTACGTCGAAGAAGGTCTTCGACGGCGACCGGCCAACTGCACGCACAATGCGGTGATTGAGATCGGAGACCCTTCTCGATCCAATCGCACGCACCTTCGCATCTGCACTTGGGGGATCGAGGACGCCAAGGAGCCCGGAGCGTTTCGGCAAGAGGACGGCGGCGAGTGGAACGCCGTGACCTGCGACGAGTCCCTTGGCGGCCGGAAGCAGTGCCGCGACTGCCCCACCTTTGAGTGCGGGTCCGAGGCTGAGGATCTGAAAGCTGCCTTCGCCACGATGCTCGGTGTCGATGGCACTGAGGTGGACATTGGGTGGATCGCCAAGCAGTACCCTGACGTGGCAGCGCTCATGTGGGTGCTCGACAGCGAGCCCCACAGCGAGAAGCCCCCACCCAAGCCGGACCCGGATGTAAATATCCTGTCGTTCTTCGGGGGTGATCTGGACAACACCGTGGCCCCCGAGGAGCCGTTGACGGGTGACTGACCTCCTAGACGTGCTGAACTTCGACTACGCGGCCCGAGGCCCGCGTGGCGTGCCCCCGAAGATGATGGAGTTTCCCGTCGCTGCGGATGCCGCCCCGTACCTTGTGTCGTCCACGAGGAGCGTGGTGTGGGCGAAGCGGGCATCGCGGACACGGACGGTCAAGGCGGCCGTGAGGAGCGTCCAGGGCTTCTACAAGGAGGCCGTGGAGGAGCTTGCCCAAGCTGCCATGGTTCACAAGTGGGGATCCATCCATCCGCTGACCACTGAGGGGCTCAAGGCGTGTGTCTCGTACCTCGCGTTCTACGGCCTCGCGGAGTACGAGGTCATCTCGCACCCAGATTTTGAATACCCCGACACGGTGTCGGCGGACTGGATCGACAACAACCCACGCCACGACGCCGACTGGATGCTCCCGGGTTGTGTTGTGATCATCCCCAAGGACCGGGCCTTGTTCGGCTTCATGGGCACCGTCGGCACCTCGCGGGTCTGCGCCGTCATCCACAACGCCACGAGAGGCTTCACGATGGCGGGGGAAATGGTCCCTTCTCCGAAGCCGGAGCCGGAGCCGGCGCCCAGTCAGGCGGCGGGGGCCGTATGAGGGAGTGGGCGACCAAGGCGCTCGCCGGGATGCCCCTGGCAGAGTCGGACTACGGCTACCTGCTTGGGCGAGGTGCGCGGCCGGACACGATTCATGGCCTGGGGATTTCGACGTGGGTGCCTCCGAAAGAGCCCGCGCCCGATGAGGCGTTCCGCAAGAAATACGGCTCACGCGGCGAGTTCTTCAACGATCGGATCCTATTTCCTCTGTGGTCGGCACGTGGCCTCCTGATCGGTTGGGAAAGCCGGCACGCAGGCCAGAAGGATCTGAGCCGGTACATCATCCCCAAGTGGCATTGGCAGACGCACTGGCTCGGGATGCCCTTGGCGATGCCCCGCATGTGGGAAGGCAAGGTCGTTTGGATCTGTGAAGGCGTGTTCGACCTGTTCGCTCTCAATCAGGCCCTTCCGAATTCCCCCGTCCTCGCTATCGGGACGGCCCGGCTTCACCGCGGGCAGGTACGATTTCTGTCGCGGCTCGCCCTGGGCGGCGTCCGCCTCGCCCTCGACCGCGACAAAGCGGGGCGGGAGGGCACTGAAAAGGCACTCTACTACTTGGAGAAGGCAGGGGTAGAGTGCAAGGACCATCCCTACGGACCCGGCAAGGACCCAGGCGAAATCTGGGACTCATCGGGTCTACGAGGCTGTGAAAAAGCCTTCCCCCTCGCCGCATAGGAGCACGACATGGATGTATGGAAAGCCGGACCTGAAATCTACGAGATAATGTTCGATCTGATCGACAAACACCACCACCATCTCCTTCTCGTAAAGGACGAGATCGGGATCGCTTTGAAAGAGAAGGCAAGTTCTCCGGGTGGTGTCAAGGTCTACGGCAAGACGAGCAAGGCAGCCCCGCTGTTCAACGCCTTCCAGGCCACGGAGTACAAATTCCTGATCGTCCTGGCCGGCGATGAGTGGCAGCACACCCTGTCGCAGACGCAGAAGATGGCGCTCATCGACCACCATCTGTGCTCGATGCTGGTCGAGGAGGATGCTGACGAAGGCACGGTCAAGTGTTCGGTCAAGCCCCCGGACTTCATCGGCTACCGTGCGGAGGTCGAGCGGTGGGGCTTCTGGCGTCCTGAGTGTGACCCGGATGCCCCAACCCCGGTCGAGCAAATGTTCGGCGTCATCGAGCCCGACGAGCCCGACGAAGCCGAATAGCGGCCATAGCCAGCCTACCGCCGTTGTGTCGGCTATACTGACCTCTGAGTAGAGGTCAAAATGACACCGAACGAATGGTACGCATGGGCGGTCAACGACGAGAGTTACGAGGGCGTGTCAATCACGACCCCGCGAGACGGGGTTCAGTATTTCCCCTTCGACGTTGAGCATCTGATTTACGAAGGAAGCTACGTCTACGGCACGGATTCGTGCATCGTGCAGCCGGTCCCGAGTAAAGAGGGCAAGCTCGCCGCCGAGTGCGTCGAGTTCCCCGACATGGACTGTCCGATCTGCAAGGAACCCGGGCACTCGATCAACGATGCCAACTGCAAAAACCCCGTCGTCTCGATCCGCTCCGTCTTCCTCGGTTGCCGGCGGTGCTACGACGCCGAGTACACGGGCCTCGCTAACGCATACCTCTACGATATGTGTCGGATCATGGGCCTCGATTTTGACTGGCTCGACTGAGCCCCGAACGCGCCTGTGTGGCGTAAGGTAGGTCGTGAGCCTCGATACCAAGTACCGGCCGCTGATCTACGACGATGTGCTCGGACAGGAGGGCACGATCACCGTCCTCAAGGAGTTTGTGAAGGCGGGACAGGGCTTTCAGCAGTCCTACTTGTTCGGAGGCCCGTGGGGCTCCGGCAAGACCACGCTGGGCCGACTCCTCGCCCGTGCCCTGCTCTGCGAAAGCCCGGATGACGGGAACCCTTGCGACAAGTGTGACTCGTGCGTTTCGATCTTGGAGACGGGAACCCACGAAGCCTTCATCGAGGTCGATGCGGCGACCAACAGCGGCAAGGCCGACGTGGCGAAGATCGTGGAGGATCTGGAATTCGGAACCTACTCGGGCAAGCGTCGGATCTATTTGTGGGACGAGTGCCATGAGCTTTCCCGATCCGCGATGGACGCGATGCTCCTCCCCTTGGAGGAGTGCATGCCGGGGAGCCAAGACAAGAAGCTGATCTGTATTTTCTGCACGACCGAGCCCGAGAAGATGCGGCCCGCGATCCTTTCGCGCTGTGCTCCCGCCTTCATCATTCGTCCGGTCGAGCCCGAGGTGATCGGTAAGCGCCTCGCCCGCATTTGTGATTCGGAGGGGATCGCGTATGAGGGTGCGGCCCTGACGCTGATTGCGGAGGCAACGGAATGTCACATCCGAGATGCTCTCAAAGCGGTTGAGGGAGTCGCCATGCTCGGGCCGATCTCCTCTGAGAGCGTCTTCAGCTACCTCCACATGGACGCGAACGCGTTGTATTTGGACGTACTCGCGGCGATTGGCCGGGACCTTCCGGCTGTCATGGAGACTGCCCAAAATCTCCTCTCCAAAGTTTCACCCTCTACTGCGTACTCTGAGATTTCAGATCTGGCGATGCTCGGGTATCGAGTTGGAAATTTGGGGGTAGGAAACCCCCCATCTTTTGTAGATCGGGGCCGCCTTGTGGAAGTTTCAAAGTACCACGGTGAATTTATGGTCGAAGTTGCAGCACGTTTGGCGAAGCATCCGCGCGGTGCATCGGCTTCGATGTTGCTTTGTGACCTCGCCGTTCTGCATCAATTGAAAACCGGAACCGTTACCTCAGTAATTCGCACCCAAGCGCCTATTGAGGTACAACGGGCATCATCGGATCCCGCACCGAATTCTCCTCCACCTCCGGTAGAGTCGAATTCACCGCCGCCAATGGATCCTTCGACTAAGGATCCCGGTAGTGTAGAACCATACGTCACCACGGACGGCGTGTATCTTGTACCAAACGGACGAAAGCAGACCGCACGTCGAGCAACCAGTGGTGGCCTCCCACCTCTTTCGGTCGAGCAATTCGCAGACTCCCTTGATCGACACCTTCAAGAGTACGAACACGAGCATGGCCGATCGCCGGGATGGAACAACGTGGGTCGCTCTGGAGTTGACTCGACAAGGTGAAAAAGAAGTTGAGACTGGGACGCTCGACGGCGAGCTACGTTCGGCGTTGACCCTCGATGCAGGCTGGCCAATCTTCATCCCCTCCCGTGTTTACAAGCGGGGCGCGAAGAAGGTCGTAGTGCATCTGATGGAGGGCTATGCCTTCGTCGCCTCTGGGCTGGACGAGGTGAACTACTTCCGTCTTGAGCACGAAGGCAAGTTAGTAGAACGGGTAATGACCGCCAGCAGCCCTGGCGGTCTCCGCGTCTTAAAGACCATCCCCGATCGTCAGATCCGCGAGCTTCGGCGCAAGCTCGTGGAAGAGGTGTCATCGGATCTTGAGCCGAACATAGCCGTCCATGTGAGTGACGGTAGGTACAAAGGTCTTGAGGGCGTTGTCCTGATGATCGAGGGCGAGTACGCTCTGGTTTCGATCGAGCTTCGGTCAATGGAGATCGTTGCTACGATCCCAAGAGTGTTTTTGACAGCAGATGGTGACGAAGCCATCGTGATAGTAAACTGATGGGTACACGATGGACAGATTGTCGGAGCATCGATCCGACGGAGCTAGAGACTCGGTTTTCCACCGAGGACTCGATCGCGTTTGTCCGCGAGATCGTCAATGACGAGCCGACCGAGGAGACGATGCGCTCCCTTGAGCGCGTCCGCGAGATCATGGAGGCTCTGCCGAAGCGCGAAGCCGATTTCGTGGACCTGTACTTCTTCCGGCACCTCAAGCAGACGGACATTGCCGCCATCTTCCGCGTGAGCCAGCCGACGGTCTGCTACCGGCTGAAGCGTGCGACGCTGCGAATCCAATTCATGCTGTCGCTCCCCGACCTCACCCTCGACCAGATCGAAGAGGCGATGTCCGGGTTCCTCAGCGACCCTCTCGACGTTCAGATCATGGTGCTCATGTACACGACCACCTGCCAGTCTGAGGTCGCCAAGCGGCTGAGCGTGACGCAGGGCTTGGTGCGTCACCGCTTCATGCGGGCAACCCAGAAGATGCTGAAGAACGAGGCGATGCAGATCTACGCCAAGGTGTTCGATGCGATCAGCAAGAACCTCAACATTCTCCGCGAGGTCCAACGGCCCGCGTGGGATGCGCAGGTCGCGTTCGTGATCGACTGATTGGGCGGTAGAGCGCCTATCCCAACTCTCCAGGTAGGAGATCTACACATGCTACTCAAAAAGATGGCTGCGACCGCCTGCGTCCTCGGGCTCACGATTGGCTCCTTCGGGTGCAAGCCCAAAAAGGGCACTGCCAACCCTGACGACTACTTCCCCCTCATCCTCGTCGCAATGGAAAGCGGAAAAACCGCTGCCATGATCGGCCGTAACGAAGCCATCGACAAGAAGAACTTCGCGGGCTGCGTCACGTCGGAGGTTCTGATCTCAGCCACGGACGCCGCAGGCGAAGCCCTCATGGGCCATCTTGGCGGCACCGTCACCATCCCCGGCATCGACGTGGACCTGTCCGACTGTATGCCCTTGAACCCCAAGGACCCCAAGGGAGCCGAGGAGAGCGTGGGCATGATCGTGGAGCAGGTCGTTGGCGTTGCGCTCGGCCTCGGGTCGCACTACGCGGCCAAGCTGGAGACGAGCGACTGCAAGAAGGGCAAGGCTGCCTTGGGAGCCATCGCGTACCTCCAGGGCCTCGTGGGCCCGATTGCAGACGAGGTGTCGAACCCTGACGGGGTATTCACCATCCCATCCGTCGAGGTCCCCCTGAGCGCGTGTGAGACCGCAGGCACGGTCGAGGAACCTCCCGTGGGGGAAGAGGCCCCCGCTGAGGAGCCCGCCGAGGAAGAGGCCGCCGAAGAGGAAGCAGCGGCAGAAGCACCCGCCGAGGAGGCCCCGGCTGCGGAGGCTCCCGCCGAGGAAGCGCCTGCTGAAGAGGCACCCCCTGAGACGCCCGAGGATCCTCCGGCGTCCGACGAGGGCTAATACGCGCCCGACGCGATCTCAGCCAGGCCCTCCCAGGGGGGTCTGGCTGTCGTTTTTCGCGGCTTCGCTTTTCCGCCTATGGGTCGGCAGGAATGAGGCTTGTCATGCCCAAAAAGCCCTCTGAACGACGCGTAATCATGGCGAAGAAAATCGCCGCCGACTGGCTCTCGCAGCATTCCGCTGCTGAGTATCGCTTTCGCGTGTACCACAACGGGGACACGACCCCTTACGTCAACCTTCTCCGATCTTTCCGTGACAATCGGATCCGATTCGGAAGCGTCGATCCGATCCCGGATCTCGGGATCAAACATGAGGTCGAGGGTTTCACGGTCTGGTCGAACGACTGGTCCGGCCTTCAGTCGCTCAAAACCTTCTTGGAGAAGAAGGGCATGGACACGACGTGGATTTGGTGAACGATGGCACTGACTCTGATCGAATCTGCTTTCACCTACCGCTCCGAATTCGGAGGGGAGATTTGGCAATTCACGGTTGTCGTCAACCAGAACTCGACGCAAGGCATCCGCGAGCAAATCGGTCCCTATGGGTTGGTCCGCGACACGCAGACGCAGATCCCCGGGTACGTCCTTGACGACCAAACTACTGCCAAAGGGCAGGTGGAGAATCTCTTGGCACAAACATCAGCAGTCAACGGCATCCTGACCTTTGCGGGTGAAACGTCCAAGACAGTGACCTTTTCGACACCGATGGTGAACACCACCTACCGCGTCGTCCTGTCCGTCGAAGATTTCGTCCCCTTCCGCATCCAATTCAAATCGCTCACACAGTTCGTTGTGGAGAGCGGCATTACCTTCACCGGGGCCGTCGGTTTCGACGTGTTCGTCTAGGGACGCCATGCAACGACAAGCACTACAGACCAACACTGAGGAGCGCCGTCTCTCGATGGCGAACGACTCATGGATGGGTCCTGCCGCCATCGACAAGTTGATCCGCCAAATCGAAGCGGGTCGGGGTGCGGAACTCTCGGTCCGCGAGCTTTGGTTTGAACGGTACGTGGACACGTGGCCTGAGCTTCTCCCAGAGGAGCAGAAGCTCATGCAAGAGTGCGACGCGCATTTGGAAGAAGCCGGGCTGGCTGCCTCCAAGGGTGAGGCTGGTGCGATCGAGCATTTGGAGGAGGCGAAGAAGTGCCGCGCGAAGGTCGTGGACTCGCTCAAATCCAAGCGCAACTACGAGGCAGAAGCTCTGGAGCTACGCGACGACGCTGTGACGCTGCTCGATCGGCTCGTTCTCTCGACGGCACGCGGCTTCGCTCCGATCAGCACGAAGCAGGTTCTCGCAGACATTGAAACTCGCTGCCTTCACAAGCAGGAGCAGACCATGCTTTCCAACCTCAAGGCTTCGATCGGACGCTCCAAGAAGCGTGGCGACGAGGGCCTCGATGCGTGGGAGCAAGCGAAAGAAGAACTACTCATGCTACGTGACGAGATCAAGCGCGCCCCCAAAGCCCCGAAGAAGGGCAAGAGTGCCTCTCTTCATTCCAAGCTGGTGCGGCTCGCTCATGCCCACCCCGAATTCCGCGACCACCTCATGCCGCTCGTCCTGGCCCCGGCTGTGACCTTCGGCAAGGCAGCGGCGGACAAGAACCCGACCCCGTGGCGTACAGACGGCGTGGTCGAGGATCTCCACGCCGAGCTTTACAAGCTCGCCGACGAGCACCGTCTTGCCAATGGGCGCGCACCCGATGGGACGGGCGCGCTGGAATACCAGATCCGGTTCCTGCGAGCTTCGCTGAAGAGATCGTTGCCTTGGATCTACGACAACATTGTCCTCACGGCTCAGTCTTCGATGGCTCAGTCCCCCGGGCTCGCCCCGGTCGCCAAGAAGGTGATCAAGGAAGCAAAGGCTCGCCGCAAGGAGTGGGACGAGGCACACGCAGCCGAGCTTGCGGCTCGGACCCACGCATAGGAATTCACGATGGCCCAACCTCCGTACAGAGTCGATGCACTAGAGATCGTTGGAGACAGCGGTGTTGGATCGCGGCTGATTGAGTCGCACGACACCGATGGGACTCTGCTTTTCACTGACTCCAAGGTGACGGACCTCGCCCTCTACGCGTTGACTGGCATCCAGCAGGTCGGGGGCGTCATCGTCCTGGGCAAGAGCGGATCGGGTCGAACCAAGGACGCGAACGGCGACGAGATCGACACGTTCCAAAAAGCGTTCGATGCGGTTCCCTCCTCCTCCAGCCCATCGAGCCCGTGGGTCATCCTCGCCATGCCCGGCGTCTACATCGAGGACACTTTGATGGAGAAGAACGGCGTCGAGGTCGTGGGCCTCGGCAACGTCGTCCTGCGCAACGCCACGGCCGGTGCTCACACCCTGACTTTTGTAGAAGGGCCCTTCTCCGTCCCCGAGAAGGTTCAGTTCCGCCACATCCGCATCGAGAACACCAGCGCGACCGAAGCGTGTGTACGCATGTTCTCCGGTCTGTTCGCCACGGGCACAACGACCGTTGCCACGGTCCCCTTCGTCGGCGACACGCTGTCGATCGCAGGCACGACCCTCACGGCCATCGCCAACGGAGGCACCCCTGTAGCCGGCGAGTTTGAGCTTGGCACCGACACGGCGACCACGGCTACGAACATCGCCACGGCGATCAACGACCCGCTCAACCTTCTTACAACGACGGTGCAGGCGTTCGCGTCGGCTTCAGTCGTGACGATCAAGGCATTCACCCCCGGTCTGGCCGGCAACACGATCACTTTGGCGACCTCGGTCCCCATCGTTCTCGTCCTGTCCGCTGCGACGCTGGCGGGTGGCGTGGATTCGGTCGCAGGGTCCACTCTCGCAGGCGACCGGATCTCCTTTGTCGATTGCGACCTTGTACCTACGGGCGCGACTGGCTTCCACCTTCTCGCGGAATCCGTGGGCAGGATCTACCTCTCCGGTGGAAATTCAGACGGAGCCAGCAGCAGCGCAACCATCCGTGTCCGCGAGTGCGTTCACTTTGAGGCCAGCGACGTGGACAACCTGTCGCTGTTCGATCTCCGCTACGACACGGTGGCTGGTGGGCCTATCCCGTCCGTCGCTACGTCGAGCTACACGCTGACTGAATGCGAAGCGACCGGAGCCCTGGCGGCTGCGTTCGATGGCGGAGTCGGCTCATTGACCCTTACAGGTGGCACCTACGCAGGTGGCGTCGCAGTCACCACCACGGGCGGTGAGTCGTTCGTGTGCACGGGCGGCACGGCGATGGGCAGCCTGACCCTGGGAGGGGCTGGGCCCGCCAGCCTGAACCACGTGGCGTCTCCCGGGGCGCTATCTGTGCTCGATACGGTGGCCGCGGTGTCGCGCCAATCCGACTGGGGCAGCGTTGCCGGAGCCGGCACAGCCACCTTGGACATTGACGTGTTCCAGATGAGCGTGGCGTTCGTTGCCGCTGTGGCCGCGCCCGTCGTGTTCCCGGTGCCGATGCCGGACACGGCGTACCACGTCTATCTCGATTCAGGTCTCGGTGCAGCCGCGGCCATTACCGACGTACCGGGAACCTCGGCGCGCACCGTTGCCGGCCTCTCGGTGGATTTCGGCGCGGCGCAGACCACCACGGTTGGCGTCACTGTACGGAGGAAATGAACATGAGCGGAAAAGACTTTTTGGACGAGATTTCCTGGGCTGCGCCGAGCAGCCTTGATCAGCATCTATCCGAGGATGCGCTCGGAGGACCGAAATTCTCGTCTCTCCAAGACCTCACGGATCGGGGACGAGACGCCAACGGCCTCGACCTCTCTGCCGCCCCCGGCACCCGGGTCTCCTTCATTACGAACATCGGCTCCGTTCTGGCTGTCCCTGACATGCCGGGCGAGCACGAAGAGGGCACCATCGTCATGGTCCGCACAGGCCACGGCGACACGACGCACTACAACGACGAGGTGTTCGTCAAGTGGGACGACGGCAAGCTCCGCGCCATCCACCGTCATTACCTCCGCCGCGCCAAGACAAGCCGCAAGCGCGCGTCGGCCTACCGGATCACGGCGAGCGGACTCGGCGACATTTCTCAATTCTTCGTTCGCGCCAACGATGGCGTGACCGGAGATCTGATTCACAAGAGCACGAAAGACCTGTGGTCCTTTGAACAGGGCGACGAAGGCATCGTGATCAACCGCCTGTTCGATGACACGGGCGACCCACTGAAGGGCTAGGGCGCGGATCCATCTATAGGAACCCCCCGTACAGGAGCGCCAATGACGCAAACAGATCCAACCCGACTGGCCGACGCCTACGAATGGCGTGAATTGGCCCGTGAGGCACAACCGCTGATGGCGCAGGCGCGTTCAATCCTGATGGCCGAGGGCCGTACAAAGGCCGCTAGCCGCCTCAAAATGGCCGGTGAGGTCATTTTCCGCAAGGACCGCGGAGGCGACAAGGACCAGTGGGCCTACGCCGACGTGCCCCCGTCCGAGCGGCACCTGCCTGGAGATTTCAACTACGCGCCCAAGAATGCGAAGCCGCTCGCCAAGGTGTTGCGGTCCTCCTTGGCCGCACTCGGGCACGTTTTGTCCGCGTATCACACCTTCGCCAAGGTCAAATCCGCCCGGGTCAGCCCCGATGGCAACCTTGGAGGCAAGGGCTACATCCAGAAGATCGCCGACATGCGGCGGCAGTACATGAACGTGGTGGAGGCCCTCTCGGCCCTCACCGACACGATGTACGACGAGGTACACGCGCCCCATTGGGCCGCGATTTCCCGTCAGGAAACGCCCGAGGCCATGCAAGAGGTCAAGGAGATGCTGGGCGACGCAGAGGAGATCAAAGACGATCCCGAGCAGTGGGCCGACGAGCAGATCGATGAAGAATTCGGCGACGAAGGGCAAGGCAAGACCGCCTCGCTGGCCGACGCCTATTGGGAAGGTGTTCAATGAGCGCGAAGCTGCCGACTGACGACAATACGCCAGACATGGGGTCGAGCATGCTCCTCCCCACTTTCGACTTTGATGTGCGCCCGAATGGCGGTGTGGAGGATGGTGCGAACCAGCCTGAAGCATACGGCCTGTCGGACCTCCCCGATGGAGTGGTCACGTCAGAAGAGGTCGAAGAAGCGTATGATCTTGACCTGACCAACGATGAGGAGGGGATCGATTTCGATGAGATCGGAATGGTCCTTGGCTCCGAGTTGGATGTGGCACAGGGCTCTGTTTCGGGGCTTCCCCAAGACGAGTACAGCGAGGATCGAGCGCACCAGGACAACACGTCCAACGTGACGGATTTCTCCTGGCTGGAGGACAGCGAGCAAGACCCCTCGCGTCTACCGAACCTGAACACGAACACGATCATCCCCGAGCTTGTCGATGCGTGGGGCACCCGTACCGACGGCGTGCACCGTGTCGAAATGACCGATCGTCGTGAGATCCAGGCCCGTGAGGAAATGGAGAACGACGCGGCACCGAAAGTTGCGAACGACGAGCTTCGGAGCGTCCTTGCACGAGCGATGCGTCGGTCGGCCTACGGTGACGACCTGCTGACGATCAAGAAGGAGATTGTTCGGACCCTTCGTCACGAGGCCATGCGTCTGGCGAAACCCGTCAAGGCGATGGAGAACGAGCACGGTCTCGTGGGCCACGTCTACATCCGTGCCTCTGCCTTCCCAGGCATTGACCAGAAGAAATGGGCGAAGCACATTCGTGCCAAGTGCCCCAACGCCCGCTATCTGATCGCGTGTGGTTCCTGCGACGCTTGCCAAGCCAACAACTGCTCCGAGTGTGCCTGTAACCGGCACCTGGGCATGAAGGTCGTCAAAAAGGTTCCGTGGAACGCAGCCTATGCCCACTACGCTCCTCTCCTTGCTGCGACGGGTCGTCTCGACCGCACGGCAACGGTCATGGACAAGCGGCTCGCCCTCAAGAACGCCTTCCTGAGCCCGAGTCGAGACATGAGCGCTCGTGTTCGGGACGACCGTCCCGTCCACAAGACTCCCGTCGAGCGTGTCACGTCCGCCGAGGCCCGCGCTGCGTTTGAGGCTTCGACGCCCGAGGCCCGAGAGGTCGTGGACGCGAAGGCCCTCAAGACCAAGCGTCAGATGGCGAAGGTCCAGGCCAAGCTCGGCCAGTGGGTTAAGGCCAGCTTGCTCTCCAAAAAGGAAGCGAAGAAGCTCCTCGCGTCCTCCGCAGAACCCAAGAAGGTGCTCCAGAAGGCGGCTCGCATGATCACGGCCCGTCAGGAGACGGGCTCCTACCAGGGCGACGGCAAGCACTACGAGCCCGGCGTGTCCGCGTCAGAAGCCTACGGTGCGTTGCACGAGGCTGCTCAGGCTCAACCCGAGGACCCGGCCTTCCCCAAGCTGGCTGGCGAAACGCTGCGCGAGGCGCAGAAGATGGTCCGCTGGATGCGACAAGCCATGACCGAAGGGTTCATGGGCAAGGATCTGACCGACGCTCTCAGGGGTCGTTTCAGCAAGAAGCTGCGCAAGCAGGCCAAGCCTCAGCTTGTCCAGCTTCGCCGCAAGCACGAGGGGATCGCAGGCACGGCCTACGTCGATGCCGAGGCTTACGCCTCGCGTACGGGCACCACCGGCTGCGACGAGGGTGCAGCAAAGCATCGCGCAAACAGGCTCCCCGCGGTTCTGGAGATGGACCGCTGTGGCTCCTGTGTCCACCGCAATCAAGACAGCGTGTGCAACAAGTACAACAAGGTTCTCCTCACGAATGAGGAGCGCAGCCTCGGTGCCTTCGGGGGCCGGATGGCAAGTGAAGATGAATTGTCCGCATGGCAGGCGGAGCAGATTCGATTGGCGGACGCGCCCGATCAAGAGGTTACGGCCTCGTTGTTCAGCCCGTCCGAATTCAACCTGTCGAACGACGGACTCGATGGCTTCGACATTGAGGATGCTCCCGCGCTGGACGATCTCGCCGAATACACCTTTGGCGGCACGATCATGCACGAGGAGTAGGGCATGACGAAGCACGAAGCATATTGGAGTGGCGTTGACCCCCTGCCCGGCGGGGACGTGAACCCCGGCGTTGAGGCGGGACACGCACTCTTGGCTGATGTGCTGGTGTGCCTGCGTGCGCAGTATTGGAGCTACCAGACGGCCCATTGGCAGACGGCCGGGGTGCCAAGCTACGGCAATCACCTTCTGTTTCAACGATTGTACGAGTCGGTCCAACCCGAAATCGACACGCTCGCCGAGAAGATGATCGGCTACTTTGGTTTGGGGGCCGTTGACCCGTCGAGCCTTGTGGACCTGATGTCCCAACGCGTTCACGAGTGGGTTGCCTACGCGAATTGCCATGTGGAACGCGGCCTCCATTCGGAGGACCAGTTTCAAGAGTGCGTTCGTAAGGCGTACGACTCGATCAAGCAGATGGGCCGCATGACCCTTGGATTGGACGATTTCCTCATGTCGATCGCGTCCAATCACGAGTCACACACGTACCTGCTCCAACAGCTACTTGTCGATGTGAACGCCCTCAACGATCGTTACAAGGAAATGGGCATGGAGCCTGAGAAGGACATGCAGATGCCGTACAAGACGGCTGCGCTGGAAGAGGGAGAGTTTTGGCGCGCTGAGAGGCTTGCCGACGGATCCTGGGCCGTCGAAGGCGAGGTGGGCGAGGAAGAGTTCAACAGCGCGATGCAGATCATCGAGGCTGACCTTCAGTCCAAGACTGCAACGCCAATGGGCGGATGGGGAGGGGAGTGGACCCCGGTGGAGAAATCCTGGGGAGGCTTCTCGTCGTTTAGCCCGATCAAACGTTCTGAAGAGGACGACGAGCACGAAGACCAGATCCCCGGTGGTCTGGGCGACAAGGCGAAACGCGACGATTTTGACGAGGACCAGATCGAGAAGGGCCTGAAGATTGAGCGCGAGCACACCGATGATCCCGCTCTTGCCCTGGAGATCAGTTTTGATCATCTCACCGAAGACCCTGCCTACTACGACAAGCTGGAGAAGATCGAAAAGCATGCCGCCATCGGGGACAAGGCTGCCCCGTCCGTTGAGTACCTGTTTCGGGACGACCCCAAGCGCTACGAATTGACCCAATTCGTCAAATCTAAGCGCGACACGAACCTCGATACCGACCCCGCCACCCCACCTACTCCGGTGGAGATCAAGGAGCAGCCGGGGGGTAAATCCCTCTCGACGCTGCATCGCTACGTGATCGACACCGAACAACCTGACGCCAAGGAGGCTGAAGGGATCGAAGAACACCCACCCCTGTCCGAATTCAAGGACTGGACAACCGTAAGAGAGTAAGCCCCATGTCCGTCGAAAAACTGTTCCCAAGCCCCTACGCTCGCGGCGGTGCACAGCCTCCTTTCACGATTCTCGTTGCCAACCTGACGGCTCCTGGCGACCCTTCGGTGGGCCGAAATCCTGTCCGAGCCCGTAACGGGTTCCGGCAGCAGAATGTCACGCCGGTCGGTCTTGCGCCGCATGGCACCGTTGTCGGTGCGCGAACAGGAACGCTTCTGGGTGGGCAGTTCACGCGCAGCACAGGCACCGTCACCATCGCCAGTGACGATTTCACCGTGCCGGCCGAAGTTATGATCGGGCCCTTTGTGCTCGTGACCGACGAGGACTTCGACGCCGATGGGCTCGGTGTCGCGGTTGTTGCGACGAACCTTGCCGCCGCTATCGACAATCTCCCAGGGTACTCCGCGGTTGCCGTGGTTGCTGCGGTCAACGTGACGGGCCCGATTGGCGATCCTCGCGTTGACGCCATTGCGCATCGTTGGGCCGTTCGCACTTTCGGTGCCGTTGCCAACTTCTCACTGCTCACGGAGGGCGGGTTCCTGACTGGGGGGCTGCCTGAGCCGAGGGCAATGGAGATTCTGTAGCTGTGAAACGCCTGACTCCAAAGCAGGCGTATAGCGCTGTTCGACGCCATCTTACGCCTGACCTCCTCAAACCCAAGTACCGCAAGCTCGTCCAAGACGGCGCGGACAAGCGGACGGGTCATTGCTACGCCGCGTCGGAGGCGTTCTATCACCTCGTCGGTGGCAAGGCTGAGGGCTACAAGCCGATGTTCCTTTCCCACGAGGGTGAGCCCCACTGGTGGATTCAAGGGCCCGACGCGAAGGTATGGGACCTGACTTCTGAGCAATTTGACACACCCGTCCCTTACGGCCAGGGGCGGGGCAAAGGGTTTCTTACGAAAGACCCGAGCCGACGAGCCGCTGACCTTATCCAGCGAGCGACAAAAGGAAAACGCGCCATGACCCTGCGAACCAAACTGATCCGTCTTGCTCACGCCCGCCCCGAGCTACGGGATGAGATTCTCCCGCTGCTCAAGGAAGCTGCGGGCGAGAGTATGCTCTACCCGGAGACTGGCCGACCCTGGAACCTTCCGCTGCCCGGCAACTCGGTCAGCTACACCTTGGCCGAGCTTCAAGGGTGGGTCGGGGGCTACATCGAAATGATCCGATTGCCCGGCAACATGATCATGCTCGTGAACGAGGAAGGGCTGATGAAGCGGCTGAAGCCGAATCGTCCCGCCTCGCAGTTGGCTCGCCGGCCGATTGTTGGCCCGGCGGTGGTCATCCCCTCCAACCTGATGAAGTAGTCATGGACGCACGCACCCTCACCAAAGAAGAACTGCATCGCGCGCTCCCCAACGGGGCGAAGCGTGTTCGTGTATTGGATGTGGCCGGTGCCGAGCGGTGGCGCAAGATCGATGAGATCGCGCCCGACGACAAGGTGCTTTTCAACAAGAAGGGCAAGATGCGCGTCATGTTGCGCGAGCCGGGCCGGAAGAAGGACCCGGTGGCCGCCACCCCTATGGTCTCTGAAGAGGTCGAGGCGATGGTCAAGGCCAAGTACAAGGGCATGGATGAGGACGCCCTCACGACCGTTGTCGGCCGTGACCCGGAGTCCATTGACGTGCTCCACGAGGTCATGCGTGGGTTCGCCCGCGAGGCCGCGTCCCTCAAATTTGAGCGGAAGAAGGCCGAGGCGAAGGGGGACGACACCCGCCAGATCAGCGTGAGTCGTATTCAGGCCCTCAAGGCCGTTGGCGACACCTATCTCAAACGTGCCGAGCAGCTAAACGCCAAGGGCGTCAACATGAGCAGCCCTGAGTTCAAGCTGCTGTTCACCTTCATCGTTCGTACCTTCCGCGAGACGATGGTGCAGGCCGGACTCCGCCGCGAAGCCATCGACAAAATCTTCTCGCTCCTCTCTGGTCGTCTTGACGACGACACGTGGGAGGACGAGGCCCGACGCGCTATGCGTGGGGATCAACGACCGGAGATCGTGGAGCACTAGATGAGTCTTGGGCTTGGGGGCATCGTCCTCGATGAAGCGCGTCAGGAGGTGGGTGAACAGCCCATCGCCAATATCATCGAGTTCATTGAGTCTGATTGGGGTCTCGCGCAGAGGCTCTACCCCGTCCAGAAGGTGATCCTGAAGGCCCACTACGGCATTGCGCTTGACGATACTCCAGACGCGTTCACCGACGAGCAACTGGAGGAGCTTGACGAGGAGCAACTGTACGCCATCGCTGCGGTCGAGCACCCGATGCTCAACCCCGATTCTGACAAAGAGACGCTGATCCGACACGTTATGCGTCGGACCATCCGCGTCTGCGATTTCCGAGGCGACCCGATCCCCAACGTAGCGTTTTGGATGACCGAGGCGGAGTACCTCCGCCATCTGTACTCCGAAGGCCGCTGCAATATCTCCGAGGTTATCGAGGGCGAGGAGCGCCGGGAGATGATCCTGAGCGTCGGCCGTCGCTCGGGTAAGACGACGATCTCCGCGTGCATCGCCGCCTACGAGACCTACAAGCTGTTGTCGAAGGGCAACCCCCAGTCGTACTACGGCCTGCCGGACGGCAACACAATCCAGTTGATCTCGGTCGCTACCGACAAGGATCAGGCCGGTCTTCTGTACCGCGACGTTGCCAAGTATTTCGCGGGATGCGAATTCTTCCGGGCTTACCAAGCCAACGCTACTCAGTCCTTCGCGCGCTTCCAGACTCCCTCCGATATCGACCGGCACGGTCGCTACGCCGAGAACCCGAACGCTTCCGCGGCCAGCATCAACGTCACCTTCCGGTCCTGCATCGCTAAGGGCCTTCGTGGTGCTGGTAACATCGTCATCATTCTGGACGAGGTTGCCCACTTTACGGATGGTGGGCAGTCGTCGGCTGACGAGGTGTATCAAGCCGTCAAGCCGTCGATGGGTGCCTTCTCGCAGAAGAACCCAGACAACACGCACGAGCCCATCGGTCCGGTTGAGGGCCGCATGATCCTGATTTCCTCGCCGTTGGGTCGGCAGGGGAAATTCTACGAGCAGTTCCAGCTTGCGATGGGCGGGTCGAAGGCAGCGGGCAAGATGCTCGCTATCGAAGCACCCACCTGGGAGGTCAACCCCACGTTGCCTTCCGAATTCTTCGCCGGGGAGTACGTCAAGGACCCCCGCATGTTCGACACCGAGTACGGTGGCAAGTTCAGCGACCGTACTCTTGGATGGATCGATGACGCGAAGGATCTCATGGCGTGCGTGGACGTGGCCCACAAGCCACGCAGCCGTGGCATCCCTCGGATGCCCTACTTCCTCGGGCTCGATGTTGGTCTCGCAAACGATGGCTCGGCCGTCGCCATCGGCCACATCGAAAACGAACAGATCATTCTCGACTACATCGATCAGATCAAAGCTGGCGAGGGCGATTTCGTCGGGATGGAGCGTCTGGAGTTCGATGACGTGGCGGATTGGGTCTACGACTTGTCGCGCCGCTTCTTGATCGATGAGGGCATGTTCGACCAGTGGTCGGGTATCCCGATGGAGCAGGCGTTGCTCAAGAAGGGGTTGAAGCAGTGCAAGGCAACGCATTTCACCCAGACCCTCAACAGTCAGATCTTCCGCAACTTCAAGGACATGATGTTCGATCAGCGGATCGTGCTGTTCGACTACACGAAGGACCAGCGCGAGGCGCTGCGTGACTCCGAGGGCAAGGCCCCGGCTCACATGCCCTATCTCGCCGAGCTACTCACGCTCCAGGCCGACTACAAATCGAAGTACGTCGTCACCGTGAAGGCCCCGAATATCCGAGGCGCGCACGATGACCTTTCCGACGCGCTTGTGCGCATGATCTGGCTCGCCAGCGACAAACTCTCAAACCGGGCCTACATCGCACGGGCGGGGTCGAGAGGACCCAACCGCCACCGCATCTCGGCTGCGGCTCAGCGCAAGAACAGGATCGCGGCCAAGAACGGTGGAAGCATGGAGCAGCGCACGGTACGACGGGAGGGCCGCGGCGGGTTCATGCCTGTACGTGGCGGGAGGTTGAAGGGCTGATGGGCAAGGTACTCGACCCCTCAGACCCGGCTCGCGCGGACTACCGGCTGATCAAGGATCTGCTTGAAGGCAAGAAGGTCCAGAACCTTCCCCACGAGTACGACCACGCCATCGCGGTGTTCGGAAAGCTCGGTGGCTCCTGGGAGAAGGTTTTCAAGGGATCTGTCCGCCACACAAAGCTCCTCAAAAACATCCTGAAGGCCGGGATCAAGAACGGTTGGATCTCCAAGGCCCCCAAGTGGGGGTAGAGTGTCGAGATGCCGCAAGGTCCGCAGACCACTCCCAAACAGCGCCGACAAGATCGCCGCACCCGGGAGGATCAGATCCGCAAGCATGCGCAGGAGCGGGAGAATGTCGCCATGTCAGAGGCGGCGGAAGCGCACTTGGCCGCGGCTGGGGCATCTATCCGCAAGGCCGCGAGGTCGCTTGAGAACGTCCGTGTGGACCGCCGATCCGGCGAGGGCCTAGCCCTCAAACGCAAGCTGCGTGCTCTGGAGGAGGCAGCAGGCGCTCTCAGGAGGGTCGCTCGCTTCTCTGACGCGAGCCGGACAGCGGGAACCAACTACAACGACCCTGATTTGGCGTTTGTAGACCCCGATCTGTCTATCAGGGGGCCAGGGGTGAATGGCTAAGCAGCGAGTCAAACGGCGACGGGTTGTCGCTTCCCGGCGTTATATCGCCGGATCTGCGAGCGTTCCAACGAACGAAGGCGCGGTCAAAGTCGCTTCGATCCCGTCAAGCGCGGATCGTGCGGGTCCGCGACCCGATCTTACGGTCGGTAAGCCATCCAAGGTCGCACTTGGATCAATGCGATCCAAAGTAGCGAACATCGGAGGCGGCGGTGGCGGCTTCGGAGGGGGCGGCATCGGCGGTCCCGGCTCCGGTATGTCCGGCGGCTCAGGTGGTGGGCTCGGCGGTGGTGTCGGTAGCTCGATGGTGGGCAGCGGCGGCAACTTCTACTCGCCCGAGCTTTCGACCGACTTCCTTGAGCTTCCCCAGTCGCTCGATGAGCAACGCAACTACTTCCGCTTCTTCTACCGGGCCGACCCCTTCGTGGGTCAGGCGATGGATATTCACCGACAGCTTCCGCTGTCGAAGATCCGTCTCGGCCGACCCGAGGCGCAGTCCGACGACATGGCGCAGGAGGCTCTTGATTTCTGCAAGCGCTGGGTGTCGGACGTTGGCCTCTTGCACCGCCTCTCCGAAGGGCTCCACGAATTCAACGTCATCGGCGAGACTCACTGGTTCATCGAGGACGACAACGAGGACATGCCGGAGGAGGTTCGCTACGAGATCAAGAACATCCTCCACGAAGATGGCGAGCTTGAGGAGCAGAAAACGTTGTGGCCTGACGCGGACAAGCGCGCGTCGGATTGGCTGCGGAAGAACTACCGCGGTTGGACGAAAATTCGCATCCTCCCGCCCGAGCAAATTCACCTCGACTCGTTCCCAATGTCGGACGAGATCATGGCGTCGCTCATCCCTGACTCCAAGACCAAAAGTGTGATCGAGCAGGCTGACCAAGCCGACGAGCGTGCGATCAAGGTCATGGAGTCGATGCCGCCAGACATTGTTATGGCGGTGCGAGAGGGCGCTAACGTCCCGTTGAACACGGATTCCGAGGCCGGCAGCTTCTACTATTTCATGGCGAACCGCGTGTCTCAGTACGAGCCGCGCGGACACTCCAAGCTGGAACGGTGCATCCGTACCCTCGTCTACAAGGACAAGCTGCGCCAAGCGCAGACCAGCATCTCGTCACGGCACATGACGCCTATCCGGCTCGTGTACGCAGAGGGCATGAACGAGGCCGACACGGAAGCATTGCGCGACCAGATCGACCTCGCGCTCCAAGACCCCGACTACTCCATCGTCACCAACTTTCAGGTGACATGGGAGGAGATGACCCCGCAAGGTCGTCTGCTGGAGCTTTCGTCCGAGTACGATCTGATCAACCGCGAGCTTTACGCTGGCCTCGGCGTCACCGAGTCGCTCTTGTCGGGTGAATCGAGCTATTCCGGCGACCGGATCAACTTGGAGGTGCTCAACGTCCGGTACATGCTGGTCCGCGAGTTCATCCAAGATTTCGTGGAGCAGAATCTCTTCAAGCCGATGTGCGCGCGCATGGGCTTCATCGAGATCGACCAGTGGGGCTCCGAGAAGGTCGTCTACCCGAAACTCTCCTTCACCCGCCTCGCCCTCCGAGACAATCAGGACGTTTACGACGCCCTTTTCAACCTCTACCAAAAGGGCTCGTTGCCGATCAGTGTCATCTACGACCTGCTCAACATCGACGCGATTTCGGCGACCGAGGAGCTTCAGCGGGACTTCGCCACGTTCAAGGACCCGACCTACAACGAAGTGCTCCGTGGTCTGTACTCTCAGGCCGGCACCTCCCTGGGCGAGCGATCCGATTTCGTGGAGAAGCAGGCCGAGTACCTGGGTCTGGAGTACAAGGAGCCGGAGGAAGAGGGCAGCATGGGTCGATTCGCCTCGACCAAGACCGCAAGCGTCGCAACCGCGCCCTCCACAGGAGGCGGAATCGACGTGCTAGCGACTCTTGTGGCCGATCTTGTGGCCGATCGGGTGGCCGATCTGGTCGCCGAGAAGGTCGCCGAGAAAATGGCTGCCAAGCTGGCCGAAGAGTAGGGCCGATCCGCCGTTTTTCGGGCTATGGGGAGGGCTTTAGCGAAGGCTATGGCCCCCAACCCCAAACAAGCGCGGAAAGCGTACATCGTGACTCCAGGTCTACTGGACGCCACGTTTACGGTCTGGGCCGAAGATCCGATCGAAAAGGCTTGGATCGATACCTTTGCGTCTCGCGTCGCGTCTCGCCACTTGGGTGAGGCAGACGGCCACGACATCGGCATGTCCGCCGACCCGCTCCGTCCCGGTGGTGAGGGTCTGGACGAGGACGAGGACGAGGACGAGCAGGACGACGAGAAGGACGAGATGAACGAGGTGCCGATGCCCCAGGGGCACTCGGAGCTTCCCGGCGCGCTGTTGGCAAGTGTTAGCCGGCGCTTCATGGCGAAGGCAACCGGGCCGCGCACGGGGGACGGCTCCAGTGCGGGTCTTTTCATCCGGCTGCCCAAGAATCTGGCCATTCAATTTCCCGGTCTCGGGGAGAATGACGATTCCCCGAGCCACGTTACGTTTCTCTACATTGGCGACTACACAGACAAGGCCGAACAGGCTCGTTTGGTCGAGACGCTACGCGACTGTCTCCGTCGCTGGTGGCCCAAGTGCAAGGCGATCCTCGGCCCCTTGGAGTATTTCGACCACGCCGACAAGAACCGTCGAGTTCCCCACGTGTCCGTCGATTTCGACAAAGACTTGTCGGGGTTCAAACAGCGGGTCATGCAGGAGCTACGAGATGAGGGCTTTGAGGTCGGTGACAAGTTTCCCGAATTCAAGCCTCACGTCACCCTCGCCTATCTCCCCGGTATGGACGGGGAGTGGGACAAGCACGTTCCAAGCGGCTCGTGGGACGTGACGGAGATGGAGGTCTGGGGGCTGCCTCGCGTACACACGATCCCCATTGGCAAGGCGTCCAACCTCCGTGTGGCCTCCGTGTGGATCGAAGCCTCGGCGCACCGACGGTCCATCGCGCTCATGCGCTTCCTGTCCAGGGTTGCGCAGAACCACGGTGTCGGCCAACACACCTACGTTGTGGGAGGCGCCGTCCGCAACTTCCTGATCGACAAGCCGATCAAGGATATCGACGTGGTGATCGATTCGGTCGCCGCAGGCAAGGATTCCGAATGGTTCGCCGATCAAGTAGCGCGGGCCATCCCGACGCAGACGAACCTGACCACGAATCAATACGGCGTCGCCATCCTGACGGTGAAGGGCGACTGGGAGTTGGACGGCGACAACTTGAAGGGCGAGGTGATCGAGATCGCCAACGCTCGCAAGGAGAGCTATGGGGGCGCGGCGGGCAAGGGCTACAAGCCGTCTGAGGTCGAGCCCGCCACTATCGAGGAGGACGTGTACCGACGTGAATTCACGTTCAACACGCTCCTGTGGAGGCTCATGGACCTCACCCACGGTCCTGAGAAGGCCGAGATCATCGACCTTACCGGCTGCGGGAAGCGGCATTTGGAGGAGGGCATTCTCCAGTGTCCGGCGGACCCCGACAAGGTGTTCTCCGACGACCCCACACGCATCCTTCGCGCGATCAAATTCACGGGCAAGTACGGCTTCAAGGTCCCCCCCGATCTGGCGAAGGCGATCAAACGGAACGCTCCGAAGATGAAGGGAATGCCTTACGAGGCGCTCATGTCGATCTTGGTCGATGCAATTCTGCCGGAGCCGACGGCTCGCAAATCCCTGAAGCAGATGAAGGAGCTTGGCATCCTCGACGTGCTGCACGACATGGTGCGGGAGCAGAAGTCGTTTTCCTCTGCCCTCGCTCGCGTGCTGGGCAAGGAGCGCCGTGTGGGGCTTCTTCTCGACTGGCTCGACCTGGGCCTCCCCGCCAAGACCTCGCTTTCGTTCCTGGCTCCGCGCGACCGCCAACGAGTCCGAGAGATCACGGTTCGGATGGAGTCGGACGAAGCCCAAGGGTTCTTCGACGCCCTTGTGAAGCCCCCCGTCAACAACGGGGAAGTCATCAGCAGGCTGAAGCTGGAAGGCCGTGACCGAGGGCGCATCATGCCCTTCGCTCGCTCCCTCATCCTCAACAAGCCTGAGCTTGCGTTCCACGGGTCAGCCCTGACAGCCCACGTGATCAAGGAGTGGTCGTGAAGCCCTCTGTGACACGCGTCGCCTCGCTGCACGTCGCTGGCTATTTCAGCGTCGGCGATCTGATCTTCTTCGGCAAGTACAAGAACAAGCGGGGCCGCATCGTCTCGTTTGGACGCACGGAAAAGGGCAACCCTACGGTTGAGGTTGAGCCCATCCCCAAGGGTCGGAAGAAGAACAAGACCTTCGGTCTGTTCAAGATCTGGCACACCGACGTGGAGAAGCGTGGTTCGACGGACGCCGTGGTCAAGCTCGATGGTCAACAGTACAAGGTGCTCAGGACTGGGCGATCTTGGGAGGTGCGTGGCCCTAACGGGCGCACGGCCCACTTGTGGTTCACGACGGCGACGCGTGCGACCACTGAGCATCACAATGCGGCTTACGTCGTTCTCGACCCCGGCGCAGACGCAGAGTCGCAAAGGTTCCCCATACGCTCGTTCTCGTTTACGACAGCAAGAGGTGGCTGGGATTCGGATCGGGGGACGTGGTTCAAGGGTGCGTGTGAGCGCGTTGCCGCTCTCCACATGGCGAAGGAATGGGCGAGTGAGAAGCAGCGCAAAAAGTACCTGCAAGACCACCCCAAGGCTGACCCGAAGAGGCACACGGTCAAGGGTCCAGCGTCGAGCAAGGGTCGCGGAAAGAGCCTTGCGGACGCCGCCCTCGCCAAGATCCAAGGGGTCAAGAAGGCGCTCGCAGACGCGGTTCGGGCTGCCCCCGAGGAGACGCAGAAATTCCTGTTCGACAAGGAACACCGTCAGAAGCGCACGAAGGAAACAGCGGAGGTGCTCAAGACGAAGGCACCCCAGGTGAAGAAATCACTTTGGGAGTCCCTCAAATCTGAGGCTGACTCCTTTCCGAAGGCGGGCCGCATCCTTTCGCGTTTGATCAAGGGCGGGAAGCTGGAGAAGGGCGACCTCAGAACCCTCTACGGAGTCTCGGTGTATGTCGCCGGGGGTATCGCAGGGGCGATGAGTGGGGGGCTCGTAGGGGCCGCGATATTCGGCGGGGCCAAGGCGCTCCTTCACAGTTTCTCGCTTCACGTCGGGATCAAGGCGTGCAGCGCCCTTTTTGACGAGGGGTTCTTGGGTGTTGAGGCAGCGGAAACAGTTGCCACCTTTGCGGGCGCCAATCTTCCGTTCACGACCGGAGACATTCCCGGCTTCGGCAAGATTCTCGATGTGATCAAGGACGTGGTGTTGGCGGCCGACGACAAGGGCTCCAAGGACCCGGTTCGCAAATTCGTGGACGCGCTCTACGACCAGATCGTGAAAGACATGGAGAAGGGCTACAGCGACGCGGACATGCGAAGCATGCTTCAGGGAAAGGTGCCGGCATGAAAAGCGCATTGCATATCGCGGCGTTGTATCGCGCCAAGTACAAGGACAAGAAGGTCGTCAAGGACTCGGACGGTAAGGACATGACCGTCTACGAGTACAGCGATCGACAGGTGTCGAGGCGCAACAACGACAAGGCCGATCGCGTGCAGAAGCTCCGGTCGATCCGGTCTGACCTCGTGAAGAAGGTCAAGAAGGACTACAAGGCCAAGGATCTGAAAACGCGGCTCACCGCGCTGGCCGTCGGGCTCATCGACCACACCTACGAGCGAGTGGGTAACGACGAGAGCGCGAAGGAGGGCCACTTTGGTGTGACGGGGTGGCTCGTCAAGCACGTCTCGTTCTCCGGGGGCAAGGCGACGGTCTCCTACGTCGGCAAGTCAGGGGTCAAGCAGACCAAGACGGTTTCGGACAGCAGCGCGGTCAAATTGCTGAAGGAAGCGGTCAAGGGCAAGAAGGGCTCCGATCCGATCTTCACCTGTGAGGATGGCGACTCGACGGTTTGCGTGGGCGCGGAGGAGGTCAATGCGTACCTCCCCAAAGGAATCACCGCCAAGGATTTGCGGGGTCTTCACGCCAACGAACAGATGCTCGACATGCTCAAAGCGCAGCGGAAGGGGCCACTCCCCTCCGACAAGAAGAAGCGCGAGAAGAAGCTCAAGGACGAGTTCAAGCGGGCACTGGAGGAGACGGCGAAGGCGGTGGGTCACGAGCCCAGCACGCTACGGAGCCAATACCTCGTCCCTGCATTGGAGGAGTCCTACATGAAGGACGGCACCGTGATCGACAAGCTCAACAAGGCTGCCAGCTTGATCGCCGAGTGGGCGCGGCTTGGGACCAAAAGCGACGCTGAGAAGCAGGATGAGGATGCCCAGGATCACGTTCGCAAGGAGCCGAAGAAGAAGCCCCCGCGCTACGACCTTCGGGACAACCGCGTCCATGACTCCGATTCGGACTCGGATCCCGACATGAAGAACGAGAACGAGAAGGACCCCGACATGTCGCTCAACTACAAGCGAGTGGCACATCGGTTCCTGGCGTTCAAATCCCCGACGCCCGAGGGTGCGAAGAAGCTCCACGAGGACTACAAGCGCAAGAACCCCGGCACGTCTCAGACCTGGGAGGACTTCTACGAAGAGGGCGAGGGCAAGGAGAAGAAGGACGACGACGAGCCCAAGGGTGACTCGGAGAAGGGTGAGGAAGAAGAGTCTGGGGGCCGCAAGAAGCTGGAGCAGGAGGTTGAAAGCCTCAAGATCAGGTTGGACGGGGAGAAGGATCTTTCCAAGCGCCCTGAGATCGAAAAACAGATCGCCGAGGCTGAAAAGAAGCTAGAGGGTGAGACGAAAAAGGAGCCCAAGGCCAAGGAGCCCGGGGAAACTGCTAAGGCCCAAGCCCCCAAACTGACCGAGGAGGTCGGCAAGGTATTCGATTCGACGCTCCAAGGTGGGCGCGTGCAGTTGCCCGCAGAGGTCAAGCGATACCTGCCAGCGGCCCTGGCGGCCATGAGCCCTCAAGAACAGGGGGTCTTTTTTGACGCGTCGAAGAAATGGGCGGAGTCGATGGCGAGCGCCGAGATCACTGGTCCCGACGCTATCGAAAAGGCCGAGCGATTCCTTGACGAGAACGCTGACTACCAGATCGAGAACGAAACGGATCCCGCCAAGCTGGCCGAGTACGTTGCCGAGCGGGTCCGTGCCGAGCATGTTCTCTCTGTAGAAAAAGACCGAGGGTCGAAGGCGAAGAAGGCGATCAGCAAGTCGATCGACGCGATTCAGAAGAAGCTCCGAGAGGACACGAAGGACGCGCGCTATCGCATCCCCTCGGACCTACGTCGAGCCCTTGACGAGCAGATGGCAGGCATGACTGCGAAGGAGGTTTCAACCTTCTCCGAGGCGGTCCTCAAGGCACTGGGCGGGGGCGAGCAAAAATACAACGACAGCGAGGAGTCGGTTGAACAGGCCCGTGGGGACATTTCCGACTTTTACGAGAATCTCGATGACCTGACTACGCCCGGTGCCTCCGACGACGTAGCCATTGAAAATCTGGCGCAGAGCGTGGCTGACATGCTCGCAGCGAAGCGGGTTGTCGAGCGGTACGAGGGCAAGGGCAAGGACCGTAAGAAGGCGCTCCGAAAGGTCAAACAGGCACTCGCCAAAGCAAGCGGCAAGCTCGTCTCAGAGCTTCCCAGGGACGTTGTACAGAAGGTCGAGGGCGCCCTCGCAGCGATGGACCCTGACGAGGTGTTGGCGGTCCAGCAGGCGATTGGGGTCGAGGCTGACAAGCTCAAGCGAGTCCTCGCGGAGAACCCCGATGACTCTAGTGTCATCGCGGCAGCCGTGGCTGCGATCCAGTCAAAGGAAATCACGAGCCAGGACCCGTGGCAGATCGCCGAACAGGCGGCACTGCAAATCTTGGCAGCTACGATCATTGCGAACCCACTCAATGTGGGGGGACAAGAGGTCAACAACGATCCCAAATCGCCAACGGATCTGGATGCCCGGGGCATGGCCGCCTTTGAAAAATTCAAAGCCCTTCCACCCGAGCTTCGGGAAGGTGCAGCCAAGACGCTTTCCGAAAAGCTCAAGACGGCGAAGAGGGGCTCACCCGAAGCTCAGGAATTGAATCGAATCCTCGACGGGCTCGCGTTGGCTGCCTGGACGGACCCTGAATCCGAAACCATCGCCAAGATCCCTGGGAGGGATGTGAGCAAGGGGTTTGTCGAGTTGGCGAAGCACTTGGTCGCCGACGGTCAAACACACCTGCTCCTCGGCCCTGTGCAGAACCTCTACTCCACCGAAGGCATCAGCAAGATGACCGAGGCGTTGCAGAGCATGGACGACGAGTCGTTGATCCGAGCAACGCAAGAGACTCAGCCTGAGCTTGCCAAGGCACTCAAGGACACCATCGAGGGCGGCGACGGCACCGAGTACATGACCGGGGACAAGAAGGAAATCCTTCGTGACCTCATGGTTCAGATCGCCGTGGACGACATGGTGATCGTGGACAAACTCATGCGCGAGGCGATGGAGGCGGAGGCCGGACCCCAGGAAGAGTACGTCGAAGAAGAGGTCGAAGAAGAGGTCGATGGCAAGAAGGTCAAGAAGAAGAAGCTCGTCCCGAAGCCCCCGAAGGGCGACGTGGAGGACGACATTCTCATGGGCCGCGACTCAAAAATTCCAGAACACCGCGACCTTTGGGCCAACGAGGCCCGGAAGATCGGCAAGAAAAAGAAGGACAAGGGATTTCTCGATCTACTCAAGGGATTTCTCGGAGTATCCCTCTTCGACAAAAAGAAGAAAACGGCCGGTCAAAACTCCAACTTTGGAAGTTTCGGAGTATCCGACGGCGAATTTGCCGTCGAAATGCGGAAGGCAAACCTTCGGCAGTACCTTGAGTTCTTGGAGGAGAAGGTTGGGGACCTCCCAAATTCCCCGATGATCCTCGCAATTCGCCGGTTTATTGAAACTGGCAACCCTGATTTCCTGAATTCGGAGCCCGCGGAGGGCGAGTTTGGGACCGAAGCCGATAATTTGGGGAAAAAATCGGCCTTCAAATTTCAATCATCCCCCTATACCACGACACGTTTAAGTGCAGAGCGACCCGCCTGCGCTGGACTTCCCGTCGCGCCGTCAAGGAGAAAACCAATGTCTGAAGCTCTGAAGCAGGCCAAGCTGCTCACCGACCATTTTGATAACCTCGCAACCCTCGTTCAGAAAAACGCAGGGACGCTCCTGATTCCCGAGAAGATCGCTATGGATTTCGCCAAGCGGTGCGATCTGATCTCCGACCACCTGGAAAAGCACGCCGGTCAGTGGACGATGGACCCCAAGGGGAATTTCAACGTCGGCCCCTCGCAGCCGTTCAACCCCGCCGAGATCGGCGAGCAGGATGCAACGCCTCCGAAGACCGAAGGAGACGAGCCCTACATGAAGAAGAACTTCATTCAGGAGGAGTTTGACGAGCTTCGTGAGGTCCAGCAGACCGGCGGATTCAGCAACGCCAAGGCCGCGTCGAAGGTGCAAGCAAGCATCGCTCGTATGGCTGCCCGCATCGCTGAGCTTGAAGCCGCTGCCGAATAGGTCGCAGATGCAGCACGACGCCGCCACGCGCTATCAGGAGCTTTCCTCCGAGTATTCGGTGGGAGATACCGTCCAATTGTTGGAAGGTTCCCTCACCGATATCGGACGCGTGGTGGCTGTTTGGCCCGCAATCGGCATGGTGGACGTTCATCTCGGAGGGGACACCACTCGGTTCCCCGTCGAGGATTTGCTCCGGCTCAACCCGGAGCAGTCTGACGCCATCCCGCCAGCAGTCGAATTCAATGAGATCCCCGGAGGCCAGGGCACTGCCCCGGTTTCGGGCGGGCCCATCACGGGTCCCAGCCCTCTCCCACGAGTTGCCTCTGAGCACCGCGTGGCTGAGGCGTTCGTGAAGAAATCGATCTACTGGGCAAGCCGCGACCGTCAGTACCGCGCGACCAAGGGTGAGGCAGATTCGGGCGAATTCGGTTGCCCCAGGTGCCGTGAAGCCTCCCTCGCACCGACCGTTTACAAGCGTCGAGAAGGCAAGAGCGCGAAGCTCATGTGCTGCCCCTCGTGCCTGTTCACGATCAAGCGTGAGGATTTCTTGCCTGTGGAGGGAGTGGCCTAATGGCTTTCCTTCGCTACGCACGCGCCAAGGTCGTCAAGCCGCATTGCTCCGGCAAGCGGTGGAGCAAGGTTCGTACGGCCTCGACCGCACAGCCCTCGGCCAATCTGGTCGCGCAGGCGAATGAGATCTTGGGGGAGACCTTCGACCCCAACAGCTACCTGCTGACCCACGCCACCATCGTTTGCTCGGTGGACACGAGCGAGGTCACGGGCGTCAAGACGGGCTCCGTCATGGACCCCATGACGGGCAAGCAGTTGAACCGCAAGTGGGCTGACTTCCGCGTCACGCCCGAGTGCGACCAATTCATCAACAACAACAACGACTGCTGGGACCGGGACGTGCTGCTCAAGAGCTATCGCACGTTTGTCGGCGCCCACAACTTCGTTGAGCACGTTCAGATCGAGGAGCAAAGCAAGGGCCGGATCATCGACGCAGTTGCGCGTGATATCGGCCCCTCGGTCTACATCGACATTCTGATTGCCACCCACCGCAAGCACTCGGCGCTCGTCAAGGACATTGAGTCCGGCAAGATGGGCACCCTCTCGATGGGCTGTTCCGTCACCGAAACGATCTGCACGAAATGCGGAAACGTCGCGGCTGACGAGACGGAAATGTGCAATCACATCAAGTACGAGAAGGGCAACCGCTTCTACGATGAGAAGGGCGGCGAACATCGGATCGCTGAGCTTTGCGGACACCCCTCGCTTGACCCCAACGCAGGCGTGACCTTCATCGAGGCGTCCTGGGTTGCGACCCCTGCCTTCGGCGGAGCGGTCATGCGCAACATCCTGACACCGACCCGAGAGGTCGCTGCACGGGTGGCTGAGGTTCTCTCGACGCCTCCCCCTGAGTGGGTTGAGGGCGGCGTGGAGAAGGCTGCTCGGCTTGTCCAGGTGCCGACCACGGCCGAAGGTGAGTTCGATTTCGGTGAGACTGACACTCCCGACGAGGGCGGTGGCGAGGAAGCTCCCCAAGAAGCTCCCGAAGAGAAGGACGACCTTCAAGGGCTGGAAGACAAGCTCTACAAGAAGATGATGAAGCGCGTGCAGGACCGCATGGACAAAGACATGCAGGGCCCCACGCCTTCCCCCGGTGAGCCCGCGAATTCGACGGGCGAAGACGTGATCAAACAAGCTCGGAAGAAGCAAGCCTATGGCAGCTTCATCAAGGGCCTGATCCGCACCGCAGACTCCGAGGTTGCCCTGATCAACGAGTTGGCCGCGGCCAACGACCAGATGGGCATTCGCATTGGAACTGAATTGTATCGTGCCTCCCTCTCCGTGGGGGCCAGTAGACGGTACGCAAACTTGGCCGGGTTCCTGACCGCTTGCGAGCGGGCACTTGGCCGTAAACCAACTCACGGAGAGGCGAAGGACATGCTCCATCTTGGGAAGCTCCTCTCCTCGTGGAATCCACCCAAGTAGAGCAACAGGAGTACGAATCATGGCCCGAGAACGCCTTACCCAGCAGAGCAAAAGTGCATCCCCGCCCCCGCAAATTCCGGCCAACGATCGGACGGACAAGAGCGACCACCCCGCGGCACAGCCCGATCACGAGGACACGGGCTCCGGCACCCCGAGTGATTGGGGCGAGGATGTTCACCCAGGACCCTATGACACGAGCGCCGCTCCCGCGACGCCCGGCTATCAGGAGCCCGCAGATCACCCCGCAGCCAAGCCCGGCAAGCCGATGAAGGCCGCCGACGAGATTGCATATCGCAAGGCGACTGAGAAGAAGGCTGCCCAGTGCATCCGTATCGCTCAGGCGATGATGCCTTCGGCCACCGTCGCGCAGATCGAGGACCAAGCCCTCGACTTCATGGACCTTCCCAACAGCCAGATCCACAACACCCTCGATCGTCTCGGCCTCACCGCCGCCGACGAAGAGGACGAAGAGGACGAGGACGAGGGGGGCAACGGCAAGGAAGCTAGCCACGCTCTCACCGCCCGCATCGACTCGCTGGAAGGCAAGCTCGACCGCATCCTCAAGGGCATGAACCTCTTTTCCGAGGATCCAATGATGGACGAGGAAGAGGACATGATGGACGAGATGATGGCTGACTCGATGGGCCGTGAACAGAACGACCCCCAGTCTGGCTACGGTGTCGTCGGCGACGAGGATGAAGATCCCGAGGTCGAGGCCATGCTGGAAGAGATGATGGCTGGTCACTACGCTGCCGACAAAGAAGACGGCGAGGTCCCCGAGGCTTTCAAGAAGCAGTGGGACAAGAACAAGAAGGACGACGACAAGGACGAGGACGACAAGGAGGACAAGAAGGCCGCCAAGGCTGACGACGACTCCGAGGACGACTCCGATGAGGACGGCGAGGGCAAGGAAGCCAGCGACGAGATCCAGATGCTCTCCCCTGAGCAGGACCCGATGGGTCTCATGGATGTTTCGGCCGCGGGTGACGATGACCTCTCGGTTCTCTACGAGAAGTTCGCGTCCGACGACGA